AGGACCAATGAAAAACTCAGACGGTAGCCCAACACGGAAAGCCCTAGCTCTAAAAAAATGGGGTTTTGGAAGTGTGGCTGCTGCTAGAACTTTTGCTAACAATAATAAAAAAACTTAAACAAGGAAAAACTATGAGTGCAATAATAGGAAAAAAACCCAAGCCAGTAGCTTTGACAGCTATAAAAGGCTTACAAACTACAACTACACAAGACATAGCTCAAGATGTACAAAAAGCTAAAAAGAAAAAGAAGCCAGGACAATCTTCATTGATTGAAACTACTTCAGCTGGATTAGGTGGAGATGCCCCTACCTACCAATCAACACTACTAAGCTAAATGAAAAATAAAAATGCAGAGATGCTGGTAAATCGTTTTGCCACATTGCGTACTAATCGTTCTACTTGGGAAAGCCATTGGCAAGAAATAGCTGATTACATGTTGCCTCGTAAAGCTGACATAACTACCCAACGAACTCGTGGTGATAAAAGAAACGAAGTAATCTTTGATGGCACAGCAATTCATGCGTTAGAATTATTAGGCTCAAGTTTGCATGGTATGTTAACCAATGCTGCCTCACCGTGGTTTACATTAGCATATAAAAATACACAGTTAAGTCAGAATGACGAAGCTCAAGAGTGGCTAGATTCAGTTACCCAAGATATGTACACGGCATTTAACCGTTCTAATTTTCAACAAGAAATCCAAGAGCTGTACCAAGATTTAATTTCATTTGGTACTTCAGCTATGTTTGTATCCCCAGATGAACAAAATTCTATTAGATTTAATACTCGGCACATCAAAGAAATATTTATTGCTGAGAATGAAAAAGGTCAAGTTGATACAGTCTTTAGACATTTTACTATAAGTGCTAGAGCTGCGGTTAATCTATTTGGTGAAGCTAATGTTGGCTCAAGTATCTTTAATAAATTTAAAAAAGATATTGATGCCGATGTAAGTTTATTGCATGTCGTAACACCTAGAGATACTTATGATGCATCCAAAGAAGATGCTGCTAACATGCCATTTAAGTCATGTTATATAGATCCTGATGATGTTCATATGATTAATGAATCAGGTTTCCGTGAGTTTCCATACGTTGTACCCAGATATTTAAAAGCTAGTTATGAAATTTATGGTCGTTCACCAGCTATGAACGCATTGCCTGATGTTAAAATGCTTAACAAAATGTCAGAAGTAGCAATCAAAGCTGGACAGAAACAAATCGATCCACCGTTAATGGTTCCAGATGATGGCTTTATGTTGCCGATTAGAACTGTACCTGGTGGTTTAAACTTCTATCGTTCAGGTAGTCGTGATCGAATTGAACCATTAAACATTGGAGCTAACAATCCAATCACGATTAATATGATTCAAGATCGGCAGTTGGCAGTACAAAAAACTTTTTATGTGGATCAACTGTTAACCTCTCAAGGTGGCAACATGACTGCTACTGAAGTGTTGCAACGTAATGAAGAAAAAATGAGATTGCTTGGACCAGTGTTAGGTCGATTGCAATCAGAACTATTACAACCGTTAATTGAACGAGTGTATAATATCTTAGAACGACAAGGCGTATTCAGACCAGCTCCACAAATTTTAGCAGAGCAAAATGTAGAAATAGAATATGTTAGTCCATTAGCTAAAGCACAAAAATCAAGTGATCTTAATTCCGTTATGCGTGGCATTGAGATCTTTGGAGCTATGTCACAATTTGCTCCAGTGCTTGATTATCTAGACTCTGACGGTTTAGCTAAGTATGTACAAAATGTTCTAGGACTACCAGCTAAGATTATGAAATCTGATGCTGAAGTACAAAAAGTCAGAGAAGAACGACAACAAGCAGAACAACAAGCAGCCCAACAACAAGAGTTAATGCAACAAGCCCAAGCGGCTGGTGCAGCAGCTCCAATGGTGAAAGCTGTTAAATAAAACCAAAGGAGAAAACTATGGCTGATGAGCAACAAAATCAGGACCAACAAGAAAATCAAGAAAGACTAAATGAGTTAGTAAAAGATTATAAACTAACTTTTGAAAGTAAGTCAGGTGCAAAAGTATTGCAAGACTTACAAAAACGCTGTCATTTATTTACGACCACTAATGTTAAAGGGGATTCACATGAGTCAGCTTTTATGGAAGGTCAACGAGCAGCAATATTATTTATAACCAACATGTTGAATAGGAAAATATAATGGAACTTTTAGAATTATTAAAAAAAGCACGAGAACTATGGATGGCATTAAAAGCTAAATGGAAAACCATAACTATAGTTATTGCATTAATCTTAATTTATTTAATCATAACATAAGGAGACAACTATGTCAGAAGATCAGGTAACGGAAGTCGAACAGCAAAGTCAACCGTCTGAAACTACTGCAACTATAGAACCAACTACTACTACGGAAGCTAGTTGGAGAGATGCATTACCAGACGATTTAAAAAGCAACGAGTCACTAGGTAAATTTAGTGACATATCAACATTAGCTAAAAGCTATATCAATGCCGAACAAATGATTGGCAAAGATAAGATGGTAGTGCCAGGAGCAAATACTACTGAAGATGAATGGAGTGACATCTACGATAAATTAGGTCGACCATCAGCTCCAGATGCTTACGAACTTACAGCCGAACTAGGTGAAGGTGAAGAAGTTGATGCACAACTAATGAGTAGTTTTAAAGAAACAGCTCACAAACATGGACTATCACCAGCTCAAGCTCAAGGTTTGTTAGATTATTATAATAATATATCAACGCAATCTATGACTGATATGGCTAACAACTCTGTGTTAGTGCAAGAACAAAGCCAACGAGAACTCCGTGAAGAATGGGGTGGCAGTTATGAAGCTAATCTTAGTCAAGCCTCAAATATTGGTAAACAATTTTTCGGTGAAGAAATATATGGCTTACAATTAGCAGATGGCTCACAACTTGGAGATAATCCTACGTTGATTAAAGGCTTGGCAAAAATGGCAAGTGTTGTGTCTGAAGATACGTTAGTCGGTGATAAACAATCGGCAGCTTCAGGTGGCAACTTCCAACAACAAATTAATGACTTAACATCACCGAACAGTGCATACTGGAATAAGATGGACCCTCAACACGATGCAACGGTGCAAAAAGTTTTGGCTTTGAGATCAATGATCTCAGGCTAACAAGATTTGGAATAACTGGTTTACCAGCTCCAAAAGACAATAGGACAGACTATCACCTACCAGGTGTTAAATGCAAGGCAACCTCAACTTGAGATAATTGGCTGAAAATTTAACCTTAACTTAAACACGAAAGGACTTAATTATGAGTTCAGAAATCACAACTGCGTTTGTCGAACAATATTCGTCAAATGTAAGTATGCTAGCACAACAAATGGGAAGCCGTTTGCGTGCAGCTGTGGATGTAGAAAATATCGTGGGTAAAAACGGATTCTTTGACCAAGTTGGTGTAACAGCTGCTGTGCAAAGAACATCAAGACATGCCGATACCCCACAAATCGACACACCACACTCAAGAAGAAGATTAAGTTTGTCCTCTTACGAATGGGCAGATTTAATTGACGATCAAGACAAAGTAAGAATGTTAATAGATCCAACTTCAAGTTATGCTAAAGCTGCTGCGGCAGCCATGGGCAGAGCTATGGATGATGTTATCATTTCTGCTTTACAAGGATCAGCACAAGCTGGAGTAGCTGGAGCAACTGCTGTTGCATTGCCTTCTGCATCTAAGTTTGCAACATCTGACCAATCAGACGGACTAACTATTGCAAAACTAATTGCAGCTAAGAAGTTCTTTGATTTAAATGACGTTGATCCTTCTATCCCTAAATACATTGTAGCTGGGGCAACACAAATGTCTGATTTACTTGGTACAACTCAAGTAACTTCATCAGACTTCAACACCGTTAAAGCACTTGTACAAGGTGACATTGATACCTTCATGGGTTTCAAATTTATCTTGTCTAACAGACTAAACTTTGACGCAACAAATACGGATGACAGACTAGCTTTTGCTTTCTCTCAAGACGCACTTAAACTTGGCATTGGTAAAGACATCACTGCTAAAATCGATGTGCGTGCTGACAAATCTTATGCTACGCAAGTTTATACTTGCATGGACATAGGTGCTGTGAGAATGGAAGAAAACAAAGTTTTCCAAATTCCGTGTAACGAATAGAAATAGGAGAATATAATTATGGGTACTAAAAACTCAGACTTAGTAGCTAACTTTGAAGCTGCTCCTCAGGTGGCAAATAGTGCTGCTCTTTTACACGGAGTTGTTCGTGTAGCACAGGGTACTATTGCACTTGCGGCTGGTGACAGTGGTGACAATGATATTGTTATGCTGGCTCCTATCCCTAGTAATGCTGTTGTATCTCAACTATTTATTGGTTCAGATACATTTGGCGGATCGTGTACTTTCAATCTTGGAATCTACACTTCTGCTGGAGTAGTAAAAGACGAAGATGTATTTGCAACCGCAGTAGCTGACGCTGGTGCAATGGCAGATGTTCGTTTTGAAGCTGCTAACATCAATACTGCTGGGCAAAAACTTCACGAATTGGCTGGAGATACTACAGATCCAGGTGGATATTATTATGTGGCTGCAACTATGCAAGCTGCTGGTGGTACTGCTGGTGATATGTCGTTCAACATCCTTTACGTTGTTAACTAAGCACTAAAAAATATAGGGGCAGTCTTATGGCTGCCCTTATACAAACTAAGAGATATTTTATATGACCTCACAAGTAGATATTTGTAATGGAGCTTTAAATCAAATTGGAGCATCCACTATTGTAAGTCTGTCTGATGACAGCAAGAACGCAAGAATGTTAAATCAAAGATATGAGATGGTTCGAGATCGTGTATTTCGTGAGCATCCGTGGAATTGTTTATTAAAACGAGCAACCCTACCAGCAGACACTGCTACCCCTGAATATGAATATTCATATCAATACACCTTACCAGCAGATTGTATTCGAGTATTAAAAACTTTTCAAATGCAAGATGACGTAGATTTTAAAGTCGAAGGCAGAAAAATATTAACTGATGCTGAGACAGTAAAGATTTTATATGTGGCAAGAATTACTGACACCACACAGTATGATACAAGTTTAAATGAAACCCTCACAGCTGCATTGGCAGCAGACATTGCGTATGGTGTGACTGGTTCTACTACTATAATTCAGATTATGGAACAACGCTATAAAGAGAAATTGAAAGATGCACGATTTGCTGATGCTACCGAAGGTATGCCAGATACATTAGATGCTGACTCACCATTTATTGTATCGAGGTTTTAATGGCTAGAACTGCCTATCCCTATACCAGTTTTACTGGTGGAGAATTATCCGATCAACTAGATGGTCGAATTGATTTAGACAAATATAAAGTTGGCTGTAAGACTTTAGAAAATATGATTGTCTATCCACATGGTGCAGCATCTAGACGACCAGGTACTAAATTTATTGCTGAAGCTAAACGTGGAGCAGATGGTACAGCTCATAGATTAATTCCATTTGAATTTTCCACTACTCAAACTTACATGATGGAGTTTGGTGATGTTTATGTGAGGTTTCATAAAGACAACGGTATTATAACTAAAGCTGGTTTAAACATTTCAGGTATAACGCAAGATGCTCCAGGTGTAGTGACTTCAGCTACACACGGATTAACGGCTGGTGATTATGTCATTCTTGATGGCATTGTCGGCATGACTGAATTAAATGGTCGACAATTCAAAGTTGGCACAGTCGGCTCTACTACAACTTTTAATTTAAAAGCAACTGATGGTACAGATTTTGATACACGTTCATTAACTGCATATAGTTCTGGTGGTGTAGTTTATCCTATTTATGAAATTACTTCACCTTATTCATACGATGTGCTTGGTGAATTAAAATTTGCTCAATCGGCTGATGTTATGTATATCACACATCCATCTTTTGCTATTCGTAAACTATCACGCACTGGACATACTGCATGGACTTTTGCTACTCCCACACTAACAACTAGTACTGATTTTATTGTATCAGCAGCTACCAAAGCTAATCCTGGAGTTATTTCTACAACTTTAAATAATGGTTTAGTTAAAGGTGATAAAATTAAATTTACTGGTATTGGTGGCATGACGGAATTAAACACTGGTACGTTTACAGTTGGAGAATTACAAAACAAAATTACGATCTCAGGTGTTACTAAAGCTGATCCTGGTGTAGTCACTACTTCAGCAGCTCATGGACTTATTGCTGGTGATAGCTTTGATATAACTGATGTTGTGGGTATGACTCAACTTAATGGCAATTCTTTTAAAGTTGGTACTGTGCCATCAACCACTACATTTAATTTGCAAAACGGTAATGGTATTAATATTGATACTTCAGATTATACTACATTTGTGTCAGGCACATTAACTGGTCCAGACCAACACTTTCAATTACAAGATAGTACAGGTACAGATTTAAATACATCAAGTTTTGGTACGTTTAGTGGATCTACTGGTACGGTCACTAAACTTAACAATCCTTTATTAAATACCAGCACTGACAACTATCCATCATGTGTAACTTTTTTCGAACAACGTCTGGTCTTTGCTAATACCAATAACAACCCCCAAACATTATGGTTTTCTCAATCTGGTGATTATGAAAATTTTACCGAAGGCACTGACTCAGATGATGCCATGAATTTTACTATTGCTAGTAATAAGGTAAATGCTATTCGATATTTAGCAGCCTCACGATCTTTGCTAGTTGGTACAGTTGGTGCAGAATTTTTAGTGACAGGTTCAGATTCCGTTAATGGTTTATCACCAACCAATATAAATATTCGTAAACAATCAGCTTATGGTGCTGCTAATAAAGATGCTATTTCTGTTGGCAATTTAGTTTTATTTTTACATCGAGCTAAACGTAAAATACGAGAACTTACTTACAACTATGATAGTGATAACTATATAGCCCCTGACTTAACCGTCTTAGCCGATCATGTAACGGAAAGTTTAGTTAATGAATTTGCATACCAACAAGAACCAGCATCTATCTTATGGGTAGCTAGAACTGATGGTGTTTTAGCTGGTCTAACATATCAACGCACTGAAAATGTAATTGCTTGGCATCGACATATTATTGGTGGTTATGCCGATACTGGTAAAACTACAATAAGTAAAAGTTTAGCCTTTACTGTACCTGGTGATGCAACGGTAAATTTAACTAACGATACTATTGCTATTAATAGCCATGGTTTATCAACTGGTGATGTAGTTAGTTATTATGCTGAAGCTAATGCCATTGGTGGTTTAAGCCAAGGCATTTTTTATTTTATTATTCGAGCTGATGCTAATACCGTAAAGTTAGCATTAACTTCAACCGATGCTACAGCTGGTACAGCAGTAGATTTAGATTTTATACCGACAACTTCATCAACACATTATTTATATCAAGGGGTTAATATTAGAACAAATACGTTTTATTCTACATCTCATGGGTTTGGTGACGATCAACAAATTTATTATAGTCCTGGAGTAACTGCTAATGCCTTTACTGGTGTTAGTAGCAATCAAACTTATTATATGAGTACGATTAATGAAAACCAGTTTCAATTAAATAATACTTTACGTTCACCTTACTCTACTAATACTGGAGTTAGCATTGGCACAGTTAGCACTACGGCTACTACTCACAACTGGCTAACACATGCTAAAGTTAAAAGCATTGCTACGATACCAACTGAAAATGCTGAAGATGAATTGTATATGGTGGTAGAACGGTACATTAATGGAGCAACAGTTAATTATGTAGAATACCTCACCCCATTTGATTATGGCAACAATCAAGATGATGGTTTCTTTGTTGATAGTGGCTTAACCTATTCAGGTGATAAAACTAAAACTATTAGTGGGCTACATCATTTAGAAGGTGAAACAATTAATGTGTTATCTAATGGAGCAACCCATACTGATGAAGAAGTTGTTGCTGGTAATATAACTTTAGATGCTTTTGGAGAAACAGTACATGCTGGTTATAATTATCAATCAATTTTGCAAACCATGCGGATTGAATCAGGTTCACAAGATGGCACAGCTCAAGGCAAGATAAAACGTATTCATGGAGTAACGGTTAGACTAAATAATACGTTAGGCTGTGAAATTGGTCCTGATTTAGAAAACATGGAAATAATACCATTTAGAGATTCATCTATGCCCATGGCTGCATCAATCCCATTATTTACTGGAGATAAGGATGCTGAATTTAGAGATGATTATAATAAAGAAGGTTTTGTGTTTGTTAGACAAAAACAACCATTACCATTAACGGTGACGGCTTTGTTTCCAAGACTCAATACATTTGATGGTTAATTACACTATTAAAAAATTTGTATCAGATCATGCTGATGCTATTTTAACATCTGGTGAAAAAGAAAATGCTAGTGTGTCGTATGATACTAAACCTCTTGAATGTGAAGATGCTTGGACAGGTTTTTATAACGGTCAACCAATAGTCTCTGGTGGCATTATAGAATTATGGCATGGTGTAGCTGACATTTGGCTTATCATAGCTGACGATAGTAATAAGCATAAATTTTTTTTAATTAAAAATATTAAGAAACATTTAGAAAAAACTATTGCAAAAAGAAAATACGTTAGAGTACAAACTACAGTGCGTGAAGATTTTTTAATTGGTAAAAGATTTGCAGAAGTATTTGGTATGAAACAAGAAGGTCTAATGGAAAAATACGGATTAGACGGTAAAAATTATTTTAGATATGTGAGGATATATTAATGGCAGCAGCAGCAATACCCTATGTAATCATGGGAACAACAGCAGCATTAGGTGCAGCATCCAGTGTAGCTGCTGGTAATGCAGCAAACAATGAAGCTCAATACAATGCACAAGTTAAAGAAAACCAAGCATTAGGTTTAGAACAAAATGTTGACCAAAACAAATTTTTAGCCGCACAAGAAATAGAACGCATGAGAGCATCATTTAGTTCTATGCGTGGTCAAAATGTTGTTAATTTTGCTAGTAGTGGTGTTGAGCTTGGCTCTGGTTCAGTAGCAACAATTCAACGTCAGAACATGGAAAAATATTTAGATGACGAATATATGTTTAAATTTAATGAAGCTAAACGCAATACATCTGACATAAACCAAGCAAACAATTTAAGAACTGGAGCTATTGCGGATCGTATTCGTGGCAAGTATGCAAAAAAAATGGGCAAGATAAAAGCTGCTACTTCTTTGTTAGGTGCTGCATCTCAAATGTACGGTATGAGTCAAATGTCACAGATTAATACAGCCAGTACTACACCAGGAGAAATATCATAATGGTTATTAAAGTATATCAAAGTCAAGTACGAGCTGACACTCGACCAACAGTTGCTAACGCACCAAATATTAATACTGGAGCTACAGAGTTTTATTCATCCCTTGCTGGAACTATAAATCAAACTGGCAAAGAGTTAGGTGATTTTTTTATTAAGAAAAAACAAAATGAAATAGATTTAGAATCACAGATACAAACAGGATCAATAAATGAACAATTAACTGATCTTTACAATTCGTATTTAGATCCAAATGGTGAAATGTACTTAAGCCCAGAACGATGGGTAGAAGGTGATGATAGTTTTCAAACACAAGCTCAAACATTAATTAACAATAAGTACAACACTATTGAAAATAAAATTGTTGCTGACAGAGTAAAAGCTAAATTTTCTGAAAATTTTTTAACTTTGGAAAAAGATTTAACTAAACAATCTTTTGAAAGAACAGAAAACTTATTAGAGTCAAATTTGGATTTAAGTAAAAGCGTATTAATTGATGATATCTCTAAAGCTACTGACGGTTTAGGTGTATCTATTTTAACTGATGAATTATCAGAAGTAATATTTAATCAGATTAAAGGTGGGTTTTACAAAGATGGTGAAACACTAGAATCTTTATATGTTGATGCTATGGAGCAAGTAGCAACAAATCGTATTGCTCATGCTGCTAATAATTTAACCATGTCAGAATTAGATGCTTCTTTTGAAGGCAGAAAATTTGTTGGTGATCCAGTCACTTCATTAGCATTTACTGTACTAGATGATGAAGTAATAAATAAAATTAGAGATACGGCTGTTGACACTAAAATTGCAGATATAAAAAGATCTATCGAAATTAATGAACAAGCAGATCTTTTTTTTAAATCAGAAAACGAAGATGATATAATTAAATTAAATAACACTTTAGATCCAGCAGAACGTGAAGCAATTTACCAAACATTGATTAATAAATCTCAAGGTGATGTTAGTACTATTGAAGTTATTAATGAAATTTATAATCAAGACAATTTTAGTTCAATAACATCTATAGATCTAAACTCAATTAAAAAAGAGATTTATTCAGGTACATTAGATTTTGCAGAACTATCACAACTTAAAACACAAATAAGTAAAACAGATTATAATAAGTTATTTGATGAATTAATAACAGTTAGAAAACCAAACTCCCCTCTAGTCAGTGAATTACAAAGTTATATAAATAATAGATTTTTTACAGAAAACGATGAATACTTAAGAGCTTTACAAATGGATGACAGTAAAATTGTTGATATTATTAATGCAGCTCATAATAGATATTTAAATAAATTTAATGATGCTAACTTAAATATAGCTGATGACCAAGCTACTAAAGATTTATTTGATACCATCATAACAGAAGCTGATGAATTTATTTTACAAAGAAGCAGAAAATCTTTAAAAAATTATATATCTAATCCAAACGAGTTTGGTTTAACTTTAAATTGGGCATTGCCAATTAGATTAGAAAGTTTAGATGAAGATGTAGCTAATGCTATAGCCAATCTTGGTACGAGTGAAGATGATATATTGAAGAAAAATATGTTATTAGAAGAAATTGAACTATTAAAACTTTTATATGGTCAAGAAGTTTTTGATTCTTTTGTTGTAAATAATTAATATATAATATGTTAGATGAAACTTTAGATAATGTTATTGATCCTATTGATAACAGTATGATGAAAAAAAATGTTTATAGCCCAGAAGTAAGCAATAATTATCCTGAACGGCATACATATAATGAATCTACAGGTGAAATAAAAAAACATATTGAAATGGGTAATGGTGTTGAACAATCTGGAATTGTAGCAAAAACTAAACAACCTTTATACAAAGACATTTTTAGTGGGTTAATAAGTTCTTTGGGTACAGCTTCTGAAGAAGTTGATAAAACATTAGATAATATTAATGCTAATATGGGTGGCATTATGTACATGCACCCAACTGTACTTTTTAGTAAAACTATTAGAAATGAAATAGAAAAAACTAAAGCTCATAAAACTGTAGAAAATTTTTATGATAAGAATATTGCTCCAAAAACAGATCGAGCAAAAATGATTTCTGAAGTAGCTGCTGAACTTGAATTGTTTGTTGCTAATAACTTAGCTTTAAAAAAATTAAAATGGTTTAGTGTTGGTGTTAAGTATTTGCCAAAAGTTACAAAGAAATATGCAGCTCAATTATTTAGATGGTCAACGGCTGAAGGTTTAGCAAGAGGTACTATGGGTGAAGATGAGGAAAGTGTTTCATTAATGTTATCTGATTTAGCTGGTTTAACGAATCAAAACGATTTAGAGAGTATTCGTAATTTTTATAAAACAAACTTAGAACAAAAAACCCCTCAATCAGAAATGAAAATTAGGTTAGCTAACTTTTTAGATGGTTTTAATTTAGGTGCAAATGCAGAAATATTTATGAAATTGCTTATGACAAATTATGGAATTATATCAGCAACAGGTATTACTGGTGGTTTCATTGAAGCAAAAGATAAAGATTCATTTACTAAAGAGTCTATAGGTATGGACAATAATCAACATAGAAATTTAATTCAAGAAATACAAGAAAATCCATATTTGTTAGATTAATAAAAAAAAACTACACAATAATCATTAAATCAATTATATATAAATAACATAAAGATCATTTCGATCTTTTTTAAGGTTTCATTACATGGCTATTAATAACAACCAAAGTCCAGCGGACTTATTGGCTGCTGACACTCAATCAAGTGTCAAAGACCTTCAAGCTACGGCTGAAAAACCAGAACCAATAAAATTAGCATCTGCTTCTGGTTTAAAAGGCTTAACATCAACTATAAATAAAATAGTACAAGAAGGATCAGAGGGAGCAACTAAAACAAAAAAACAAGCTCTTGAAACTGAACCTAATGTTATAAAAGCTGAAGATGATTTTATCTTACCACAAGATCAAAAATTAATTGATGATATTGCTCAACAAGATATTAAGGCAAAAAGTTTAATATCTAGTGAAGATTACAAAATAAAATCATTTGAAACTTCAGATGATATTATAAAAAATTTAGAAGTATTATCACCAAATTTAAAATCACCTATTAATAAAGTTACTCAAAAAGAAACGGCACAAGGTGCTAATGCTGAGATGGCTAATATTCTCAACATGAGTAAAAAATGGAACAAAGATAATACTATCTTTACTGGCTCACAAGTAGTGGCAGCTAAAAATGCTATTATGGGATCTGCTGATAGTTTGAAAAAAATAGCTACAGCTATTAATGGTGGTGATAACAGTACGGCTACATTGTATTTATTTAGAGAACAATTAGCCAAACATACAGCTTTAGTACAGACTTTTAAAAGTGGTCGTGCCAATGTTGCTCGTGCATTAAATGCCTTTAAAATACCAAGTGATTACAAAGGTACTTTAAATGAATTTCAAGAATTAGTTTTAGATGAATTAGGTGGCTCACCAGCAGCTAAGTTGATGGCAGAACATATTTTAGATCCAAAACTTGGTGGCAATGTTCGTAAATTAAATGAATATGTAGATGGAGCATGGCACTCAAAAGCTAGAGACAATATTATGGAGCTGTATATAAACGGCATATTGTCTGGTCCACGAACTCAATTAAGAAATTTAATTGGAAACTTTTTTTATCAAGGTCTAGCAATACCTGAAACAGCCCTTGCTGCTAGTTTTAATGCTTTAGAAGCTGGTCTTAAAAAAGTTGGTAAAGAAATGCCAATTTCAAGAAATTTTAATTATTTTAATACACCAGCAGACGGAGTTACCTTTAAACAACTTTTTGCTAGAAGTTATAGCTATCGATATAGTGTCGGCAAAGCATGGAAAGCGGCTAATGCATCTATTAAGACCATTCCTGATGCCACTAAACTAGAAACAGCAACCTATAGAAGAGAAACAATTAGTGCGGCTAACTGGGGTAAAGATCCTAAGTCTTATGGTGGAGCTGGTATAGATTTACTTGGTAAAGTTATACGGATGCCTGGCACTGCTTTGATTTGGGGTGATGAATTTTTTAAAACTATAGCACGGTCTGCTGAAGAAGGACAAATGGCTGCTGCTTATGCAGAACAATTACAACGTCAAGGAATTACTAATATTGATGAAATAGCAGAAAAAACTACAGAGTATTTATATACTAATCCAGCTACTAAAAAAGCAGTTGATAAAGCAGTTTTAAACAAAGTTTTCCAAGATGAACTAGGTCCAGCTATGAAAAACGTATCAAGTTTTGTAAATAGTCAAAGATGGCTACGAGTTGTTATACCTTTTATTAGAACACCTACAAATATTTATAAGGCAGTTTATAATTATACAGCTGGAGCTGCAATTAAAGCTGGGCAAATACCAATAGAAACTTTGTTATCAATGACAGGTAAATATGAGCCTTCTGATTATATGAAAAAATTTAAAGGTGATTCTGCTTTTAGAAACAAAGAAATGGCTAAAATATCTATTGCTGGTATTGCTTTTGACCAAGCATCAAGCATGTATGATAACGGCACTTTAACAGGTCCATATCCAAGAGATATAGCTGAGCAAAACTTTTGGAAAGAAAATGACATACAACCCTATTCTTTTGTTTTTGGTACAAAAGGGGTGACGGATTTTACTAAACCTTATTTTGATGAATTAGGTAGACCACAACAAGGCTTAAAATTTGTTTCTTATGCTGGGATTGAGCCATTTGGATCATTCTTTGGTATAGCTGCAACAACTAAAACTTTAATGCAAAACCAAGACAATGAGCTAACCAGAGATAATATAGCTATAGCAGCAACATTTGCTACTATGGATTATTTTAAACAAGTTCCATTTCTTGAAGGTCTTGCAACTATCTATGAAACTGTTGGTCTTAGTTTTGGTGAAGAGCCAGGAGATCAAATAAAAGCTATTGAAAAAATAGTAAAACAGTATGCAACTACTTTAGTTCCTTACAGTGGTTTATTAAGAGGATTTGAAACAGCAACTTCACCTGAAAAAAATTATGTTGGACCAGATTTTACTCAAGATTTAGAAATCTATAAAAAAGATAAGGATGGCAATAACATTATAAAAAATGGTCAATATGTGCAAAATCCTAATTTTGGAAATGCTATAGATGGTCTTGGTAATACTTTAATGAACGATGCAGTTTTGTTTAAAAACACATTAGCTCAAAACTTACCAGGCTTTTCAAGTTCTTTAGCTCCCAAATATGGTTATAATTTTCAGCCAATAAAATTAAGTAATGGCATGGGCGGCTGGGGGCAAAAATCATATAATATGATTGTGCCGTTTACTTTTACAAAAGGTAAGGATTTAGAAGCACATGAATTAGAAGTAATGCGTCTAGGTACACCAGGCTATGACGGAAGAAAAAAAACGATTATGGGAATAAAATTTAATGATTCTCAATATAGTGTAATTCAACAACGAGCTGGTGAAATTACAGGTAAAGGCAGTAATCGTAGTTTAAAATTTGAACAAGCCTTAAAAAAATTAGTTTTAACTAATAGAGCTTATCTAAGAAGTGATGACAAAACTAAAAAAAATTTACTAGTAGATTTAAGAAATGAATATGTGGATCAAGCATTTGAAGATTTAGCAAAACGAGATCCAGAGTTTCAAAAAATATTAGCAGCAATAACGCAAAGACAAAAATTAATTAATAGAAATAAAATAGGATCATACCAATGACAATATCAACAACTATAATAAAAAACAGTTTCAGTGGAGATGGCTCAACTACGGCTTTTACTTACAGCTTTCCCATAAACTCAACCTCAGAGATCACGGTTATCATCAAAGCCTCAACTGGTGTAGAAACTGTTAAAACCATAACTACCCATTATACCGTAGCTGATGCTGGTGCTAATGGTGGCACAGTCACCTTTACTTCAGGCAATATCCCAGCTTCAGGTGAAACGATTTTATTATTTAGAAACACTACTAAAAATCAAGTGACTGACTTGATTGAAAACGATCCGTTCTTGGCTGAATCTTTGGAAGCCCAATTTGATAACTTGCAAATGCAAGTCCAAGAAGTGTCCGAAGCTGTAGACCGTTCATTCAAAGTAGCTAAAACTAATGCTATTACCACTAGTTCTATAACTACTAGTGCAGCAGATCGTGCTAATAAAATCTTATCATTCGATGCATCAGGTAATGTTGAAGCTACTGCATTTACTAACTTAGATACCTTAACTGAAATGACGGATGTTACTCTATCTAGTCCAGCTGATAACGAAGTGTTAGCATACGATAGTGGCACGGCTCATTTCATAAACCAAACTCCAGCCGAAGCAAGTCTAGTATCATTAACTGGTTCTGAAACTCTGACCAATAAAACTTTAACTTCCCCTGTCATCAACACTGGTGTTTCAGGTACAGCTATACTTGATGAAGATAATCTGGCATCTGACTCAGCTACTCAATTAGCAACTCAACAATCTATTAAGGCATACGTTGATGCTGTTACAACATCACTCAATGCACAAGACCTAGATGTATCTGATGGATCATCGGCTATTGCTATTGATTTAGATAGTGAAGTCTTAGGCATCTTAGGTGGCACTGGTTTAACTTCCGCAGCTTCAGGCAACAATGTTACTTTGACTGTAGATGCAGCTCAAACTGGAATCACATCTTTACTAGCAACTGATATTAAAATAGGTGAAGATGACCAAACTAAAGTTGATTTTGAAACTGCTGATACAATCAATTTCTATGCTGGTAATGAAAAACAATTAGTCTTAACTGATGGAGCATTAACTCCAGGTACTAATGCCATTGTTGATTTAGGTACAGATGCACTTGAATTTAAAGATGGCTACTTTGACGGTACATTAGAAGCTGATGCAATCACAATTGCTGGTACTGCACTTAATACCGTTATTGCTGGAGTGACAGTCACTAATGCAACTAATGCTGTAAACTCTACTCATGTATCTGTTGCAGACAATGAAAATACCAATGAAGAAAATTTAATAACATTTATAGAAGATGCTTCGGCTACTGGTAATGTGGGCTTAGAATCAGACGGAGACTTTGCATACAACCCAAGTACAGGTACAGTTTCAGCTACAATATTTAAAGGTAATATTGATGCAGTAGATGGAGATTTTGACGGTACATTAGAAGCTGATGCAATTACTGTTGGTGGTACTAACCTAACTGCTATCTATAGCCCTATTGCTGGTGGTTCTAATATTGTAACTACTGGAGCATTAAATTCAGGTTCAATCACTTCAGGCTTTGGCACTATTGATACAGGATCATCAACTATTACTACTACTGGAGTGATAAGTGGTGGTGGCTTTACTGCTGGTAATGCAGTCTTGGCAGAAGCTGAGCTAGAATTATTAGATGGTTTAACTGCTGGTACAGCAATAGCTAGTAAAGTAGTGACCACAGATGCAAGTAAAGATACTACAGGACAAAGAAATTTAACCATTACTGGTGAACTTGATGCTGCCACTTTAGATATTAGTGGAGCAATAGATGTTGCTGGTACAGCTAATTTAGATGTAGTGGATATAGACGGTGCTGTTGATATGGCAACTACACTTACACTTGCTGGTAATGCAGACTTTAATGGTGATTTAGATGTTGACGGTACTACTAACCTTGATGTCGTAGATATTGATGGTGCA